ATCACACTTAGTCAAATATACTCCAGTATCATCCTCAACTAAGAAAGATTGTGCAAGAGGGTCATACCATCCAATAATAACCTCTTCTGAAGTTTGGTTTAATATCGTACTTGAAAGAACCTCTCCATCCAAAAGTTCGGAAACATTTCTTTCTTGGAATTCTTGTTTCTGTTCTATTCTTGCGTTTCTAACGGCAACAATATTTTCTTGAACAGTTTCAAGAGTACCAGATGCTGTATATGCTTCTTCAGCAATTGTAGTTGCATTATCTTGATCATTATCCTCATCATTTACAAGGGTAAAGACCTTAGTACCTGTTTCAAATCTTGGATAATCAATATTATTTGGATTAGGAATATAAAAACTTCCAGCCAGATCTGCTCCCAAATCACTAATAAGTCTTAAATCAGTAATAGTTGCTTCAGCACCAGAGGACACTCCTTTAAGAACCATTCCTGCTTCAACCCAACCATAATAATCTCCCTGTGCTTCTTGTGAGAGAGAATATGTATCTACATTTAAAATAGTTGAAGTAGATGCATATGATGCCGATAATGGTGTACCATCATAGGGATTTTCTGGGTAAACTTTAGTAGGAACATTATATGGACCTTCTTTATGGTTTGATTGTGCAGCTCTAAAGATTATTGTTGGTTCCATTCCTTGACTCCAAGAACCGACAGGATTAAGACCAGTTGGTCTAATATAACCCTTAATAACTTCACCAGTTTGGAATGCACCAGAAGTCATACTAATTTCAAGAAGTTTTGGTACACAGAATCTAGTAACATCTTCACCATCAAAGAATGCGTACATTCTGGTAAGAGGCTTCATCCTCTTAGAAACAAATTCAACATTTCTTGATCTACAATATGGAACAAGATCTCTACTTATAGTTCTATCTCCAACAGAAGTTCTATCCCATGCTTCAGTAACAACTGTTCTCATTCCAGTTCTAGACTCAACACCAGTTCTTCTACCAGATCTTACAGTCTCTTCAACTGTAGTAGTAGTCTTGGTTCCCCATGCAGGTCTTACACCACCACCAGGTTGTCCTGCCCAACCTACCCATTCACCACCTTCACTAAAGGTTCTAATTCTAGTTGTATCTACAACATCTTGACCAGTCCAATTAGTTTCCCATGAATTCCAAACTGCAGGTGCAAACCCTGTTTGAGGATCTACATTCATAGTTCTAGCAGCATCCTCCATTACCTGATCATAATCACCTTCTATTTCAATAACCTTTGCTTCCAATCTTACAGTATCTACCCATGTATCGGATGCAGGTGTTAATTCTAAAGTTCCCTGCCAGAAACTAATTAAGAAAGGTGTTACACTTTCACTTCTTGTACCAAACGACTGTTTAATATACTCAACTTCAGAATAATCTAAAGTTACAATATCACTCTGTTTTCTTACATTAATTCCTTCAATTGCAGTGAAATTTAAATCGTCATCTGGATTCGTATTGGTTACTGGACCAAACACCAAATCTACTGAAGTTGTATAATGGCTTGGTCTTGCTTGCTTATACTTACTATCAAGACTATTTTTAACACCACCAACTATTTGATCTTCTTGTGCTAAGAATCCAGTAAAATTATCAACAAAGAAACCTGCTTTAAATCTGTTTAAACCATCAGCATCTGCAACAAACATATTAGCAGTGGATGTTTCTAATGTAGATAATGCAGTATAATATTCAAGATTCTTGATTCTATCATCAAGTTTCTTAATATCAACCATTCTATATCTCTTATGATCAAGATACTTAACTCTTGCCTGAGCAGGATTATAGAGATATGGTGGTATGGTAATAGTAGCAACTTCTAAAGCTTCATCAACTGGACTTGGTTTCTCTGGTCTCTCTCCAGGAGTACCATACATAACCTGGAATTTTCCTTCTTTACTTAAGAATATTCTATCAATACGACCAAGATAATTTGAATAAGAAACTAAAATAGATTCATCAGATGCTAAAACATTTCCTGCAGATTGTCCTGCTGCATTAAAGGATCTACCATAAAATTCTAAAGGAGAACGAGTACCCTCAGCAACAGTATAATCTGATACTCTAGGTCGAATATCAATTATATCAGCATTGAAAATATTATTAACTGCTTTAATCTCAGTTGCATAATTAAAGTCTTTATATGAATTTACTGTAGTAATATCTCCACTATCTGTGCTCGCATAATAAGCACTCATAAAGTAAACTTTAATCTTCTTATCAGGTGCACTAGCCTCTGCTTTTCTCTTTATTGTTCCATAATCATAGAAAGTACTTTCTTGGCCAATGTTGTAAGTATATTCTGCAGATATATCAAAACTTGGAGTATCTAGAGTACTAACTTCTCCCTGTACATTAGATTCCTGGAATGTAACTACTTCTCCCTCTTTAAATGTAATATCATTCTTATAAAGATATACAATTTGAGTAGCTGAATTAGAGACTTTTTCTGCCACAATTGCAACAGCACCAGTGACCTGTCCGACTATCAATTCACCATCTATTAACTCAGAAGTTGTTGTCGATGAACTAGTAAGATTAGCCAGAGTCATCTTAGGTGCAGATGGATCTGAAGTATCAGCTGATTCAAAAATTCCATGAATTTCAACAATATCAGGAACATTTAGAGATATAGTTTCATCTTGTACTCTAGTTCCATAAGGATAATTTCCGCCACCATAATCTAATCCATCATTGAAAGTAGTTGTTCCAATACCAGATCCTTCTGTACTTGACTTAGAAACAACTATAGAATTAACCCGTTTCTTTAATTTTTCCTTTGCTTTTGGCTTTAATTTCTTAACTGTAGTAACAAGAGTAGCACCTGTATCATTTGCTCCTAGATTATAAATTTGTAGAGAGGTTCCATCAGTGAAAATGAAATCCTCTGCAGCTAATGCTTCCGTTTGTCCATCAGTTCTAATTAAAGAATATCTTTCTTCATCAAATGCTAAGAATGACTCACTTGATCCACAGGAAACTGCAGAAGAAAGTTTATTACCTGATATATTAACTGTATATGTTTTTCTAATAGAAATAGACGCATCTGTTAGATCAACGTCAGAAACATTAGTTCTTGGAAGTTGTGTATATAAGGTATTATCAGAGGATGCTTGAAGTTCTGTTTGCAATATCTTCAAGTCTTGTACTTCTGTACTAGCAGTAGTAGTAGATAATCCACCATTAACAAATGCTGTTACTGTAGTAACTCCAACAACTTCAACTGTATTAGCATTAACTGCTGTAACTCTTGCATATGTTGGATATTGACCTGCTGCAGGATCATCCCAACAAAGGAGATCGTTCACTGTAGCAATTCCAACAAAATTAGGATCAGGAGCAGTTATAGTAGCAATTCCACCTTGACCTGCTGCACCAATAGTTGCCAATCCTACATGATACTCTATTGACTGCATTACGTCTGCAGCAAAAGTGGATGCAGTACCAACAGTTTTATCGTTAGTTCCAAATATAGATTTTACATTCTTTAAATTCTCTGCGGTAATTGCTATTGCAATTCTTCCATTTGCTTCACCGTTAAAAATAAGTGCCTCATTCTGAATAAAATTACCTTCTTTTTCATAAACTGTTAAACCTAATCCAGCAGTAACAGCATCCTTAAGGAATGCAGTTGCTCCACTATTAGCACCTTTAATAAAGGTAGGAGTAGAAAGAGTAACTGATTGATTTAAAGTAATATTAGTTACAGTCTGTACATCATAAAGAGCAATATCCCATTCGTTTAGAGGTGGATTTGATGAATCATATGATCCAGACTCCAATGCCATATCATAAACTCTGGCAACTCCTATTTCATTTCCTGCTACAGTTCTGCTATTTACACCAACTCTTTGGTCTCTAAGACTTACAGTATAGGTATTACCAATTCCTATAGTTGGAGAACCATAAACATTATTTAATTTTAAAGTTGGTCCAGTATTGTATATAATCTGTTGTCCACTATTTGTAGCAACTGTTCTTGTTTTAGGAGCATTTAAAAAAGTTGGATTTATTGTTTCAATCTCAAATCCACGAATAAAAGCTTTACCTGGAGAAAGTTTATATAATGCTAAATCATCTGAAGGAGTATCTCCACCGGGAGTGAATTGTCCTGCTTGAAATACTCCTCTATTTCCTAGATTGTTATTTAAAGAATTTAAAACAGTAACATCAAATGGTTTAGTATAGTAATCACCAGATTCAGCATAAGTTCTTCTAGCAAGAACATTATTTAAATCTTCATAAAATACTCCACCGTTGGGACCTACGCCAAATCCAGATCTACCTGCTGATTTTAATTTTCCAGCATTAATAGTTGCTAATTCTACAAAATTATCATCATCAAAATTGTCTACATCTTTTTTAAATAATGAAGTTGAAATTTTTAATCGATCTGCACCTGGAGCAGAATAATTATTATATCCTTGGGAATTATCATTTAAAGTTTCATCTAAATCAGCAGTAATTATCTGTTCTTGTACATTTAGACCAACTCTATAACTTGGAGTATTAGTATACTGGTCTAATATAAGAGTTTCTGAATTAACAGCAACAAAATTACCATGAATAAAATATATTCCTTCCTGAATTTGGAAAGCACATCCAGTTGCAGCTGCTTCATTAGCAATTGTAATCGCAAAAGGAGATCCTGCAGCAATAGTAGTATTTCCTAATAATCCAGAAGCAATAGTAGTACTACAAGTTAAATTTTCACCATCAGAAAAGATTTGAGTGGAATTATTGTTTATATTTGACTTTAAGTAATTAATATAAAGAGTAAGATTATTTCTTTCAGAATCCTCAGCAAGAAGAACTTTATCGACAACAGCAGTTACACCAGATTCTTCACCTGTAATTTTTGTACCGATTAACTGATCAACATATGCAGATACAGGTATTCCTTGGAAATTATTCTGCAATTGAACACAATAATATAACTGAGTATATCCAGTGTTTCCAGGTATTACTTTTGCACCCTCTTTAAAAAAATGCTGACCAAACTTTTCAATCTGATTTTGCAGTATAGATTGAAGATTACTTAATTCTCTGGCTTGTACTGGATACCCGGGCTTAAACAGCACCTTATGGTAATCACTTGCCGGATCAAAGTCGTCAAAGTATGGGGATACGTTTAAATTCGTTTGTTGTGGCATGATTACTTAGAACTGCAAAATAACTTTGATATCTTCTTTTTGATTAGTAGACCTAGTTATTGAAGGTCTATTATCAATATAAATGACATTTCCTGAATACTTTTGAAGTTCAGGAGTTGCAACACCATTGGTAAAACTTTGACCAAGATAATATGTACGACTATTTATTACGGTAGATAGACCCGTAAAGGAAGTGTCAATCGCTAAATTAGATCCACTCGTCGGTACTATAGTCAAATTACCACCAGTTCCAGGTGAACTAGTAAATTCTTGCAATTCATACCCATATGAAGGATTTGTTTGTGCCGTTCCTACAGTATTAAATCCAGCCATTGTTCTATCTTGCCAGAATTTTAATACACCAGTATTAGAATCATAACTTACAACTCTACCAACTGCAGTGGTTGCAGTTGATACTGTTTGAGTAATAAATGTATCAGGATCAAATGTTGCTGTACTATAACCAGTACCAGTTAATCGCAATGCATTTAGTGCACTTGCCTTATCTGCAGACAAAAGTGCTCCACTTGTTGCTTTAGGATTTTCTACAACCCCAACTCTTGCGATTTGATTTCCTGTTATAAAATCAGGGTTTTCTACATCATTTTCAATCCTAGAATATAGAAGAACGTTATATGCACCAAGTTCTCTATAAATGTCATTACCATGACCTCCAGGAGGAGACATAATAACATTAAAAGTAGGTCTTGTAGTTCCAGTTGGAACACCACCTGCTTCTAAATCAATATTTCCGTAAGTGTAATTCTGTCCTTGGGTGGAAACAGTTACAGTATCAACTTTTTGATCATTATTAATAACAATAGTACATTCTGCACCAGTACCATCACCTTTAATAGGAACTTTTGTATATGTACTATTAGCAGTACCTAAACCAACACCACGATCAGTAACAGTTACAATCTTAATAGATCCATCTACTGCATTATCTCTTACTGCAGCAGTATCACTACTAGTAGACCAATCGAGAGGGACAGGAATAAAATCGGTAGATTCAAACTTTACAATATCACTTGGTTTAATTGTATAAAGATATTTCCAGATATATCCATCACCACTTGTACCTGCAACTTTTGGTTCTAAATCAGTAAATGTAGGTTCGTCTAACGATGGTTTACCATTTGGGTTATCTGGATCCATACCATTATGAAGACAAGCATAAACCCTATAATCACTGTTTACAACATAATAAGATGCTGCATATAAATTTGTTGCACCAGAAACTTTTGCAGTATTGGTACGGCTATAATCACTACGGTACATATCA